TTTAAATCAGCAGATCATTTTATTCGTTACGCCAATTTGCAAAAACAAAAGTTACCTGCTGGTGCTTTACGTTTTCAAAGAGCAGATTATGTAATATCGCAGGTAACGAATCCTGATTGGCTTATTACAGACGTATTTGAGAGAAACAGGCTCATAACTGTCTTTGGTGAGCCGAAATCAGGCAAATCGTTTATTGCGATAGCTATGGCTTGTGCGGTAGCAAGAGGTAGTGATTTTTATGGTCATACTGCAAAAAAAGCACCTGTACTATATCTTGCAGGTGAGGGCTTGGCTGGGGTACGCAGGAGGCTTTCAGCCGCAAATCAATATTTTAAGAAGATAGACCCAACCGAAGAAGATGAGGGTCTTAAAGATGTGCCATTGTTTTTATCTAATAGAGGATCAAGAATTAATGAAGCTGATGAATATGAGAAACTAGTAGATGAGATTAATTTGCTTAAAGAACAAGAAAAGCAAATTGGTTTAATTATCTTTGATACGTTTCAACGTAACTTTAGTGGCGATGAGAACTCAGCCCAAGAGGTTAATAAGTTTGTGAAAGCCGCAGATCAATTGATTCATGACTTTGATTGTACTGTACTCCTTGTACATCATACTGGTAGAGGTAATAAAGGCAGGGCTAGAGGTAGTTCTGTTCTTGATGCTTCTATTGATGGAGAGTTCTTGGTTGAGAGAAAAGATAAGACTGTTGATGGTGTTGAGAAGATGTTAGTCAAGATGAAACAGACTAAGAATAAAGATGGCATGGGTATGGCAGAGAAGAACTTTGAATTTCATGAAGAAAGAATAATTGGTGAAGGTCTTGATGTGACTTCAGGATTGTTAATTAAGACTGATTCAGAGATTGAATCTGATGAGGAGACACAATCAAAAATAAATCATATTGTAGATAAAAAGATAGTGGGTTTAATGTACTCATTAGCATTAGATGAGGAAAAACCTGAAGAAAAATGGTTTACACACTCTACTTTTAAGCATCATGCTGTTTTTAATGGAAGTGGCAAAGAAATTGGTAGAGATAACACAAATAATGCTTTTGAAAGGTTAGAAAAGGCTGGAATCATAGTTCATGCCAAAAGAGACAAAAATGCTGTAGTTCAGCAGGGTTACAGGCTAGTTGACTTCAGACCTTATGAAGATTATGAGCTATTATAATGCTAGAGTGTGTAAGTGTGTAAACGAGTGTGCAAGTGTGTAGCGGTACATTATATAAGTGTGTGTGTGTGTAGTAGTCCGTAAGGACTACACAGATACACACTTAGATGTACACACAAAACACAGGATATAAAATATGAGTAATTATTTAGAAGAATCTTTAAAAGATAAATTAAAACAGCTAAGAGTTTATGAAGCTGAAACAAAAGTTAAGTGGGGTAATTTTAAACGAATCTATAAAATGGTAGGTGTTGACTTTGAGATTAAGTTTTTAAAAGCAGAACAGTTGTTAAAAACATCTTTACGAAATGATCCACCTAAAAAGCAAATTGCAATGGTAGAAATGATGTTAAGAGCTTATGAACAATTAAATATCAAATGCGAAGAAAGTGGATATATTATGATTCAACCAAATGCAAAATGTTTTACGTTTGATAAAAAGACTGCTTTGATATGTGATACTGATGATGAGAAGCCAGTATTAGAACTTATACATAAGAATGAAAAGGATATTATGATATTTAGCATAGAAGAATTATTAAGATGTATTCCTAATGACTTTATGAAAGCTAAAGAGCTTTTAAGCAAATTAGATAAATCAGTCAATATACAAAGAGTAGATTATGTCTAACTGGCACGGAGGCAAGGGCTCAAAGCGTAGACCTGAAGATTCTAAGAAGTTAGATGCAAATTGGGAAAAGATATTTGGAAAAAAGAAAAAGGAGAAAAAAGATGCCGATAAAACTAAAACCTAGTGCCAAGATTAGAGATAGGGCTACAGGTAAAACAACAACAGAACATTACTATTTAAAGTGTATGACACTTTCAGAGCTTAATGATTACATTGAATCATCTAGTGCTAAGAAAAAGATCATACAAAAATGTAAGAATGAAATAATAAGGAGGCAAATATGAATTGTTGGTATTGTGGAACTGGACTTATATGGGGTGGAGATCACGATATAGGAGATGAGAATGAAGAATACGATATGGTCACGAATCTTTCTTGTCCTGAATGTAGGGCTTATGTTGAGATTTATATGCCCAAAGGAGAGGTAAGTGAGTAAAAAGAAGATAGATTATGTTAATGCACCTCCTCATTATCGAAAAGGGGCTATTGAATGTATTGACGCAATTAAATCCGCACTAACCCAAGATGAATATAAGGGATATTTAAAGGGTGCAGCCCTAAAATATATTTGGAGAGAATCTTATAAAGACTCTAACATTCAAGACTTAGAGAAAAGTATTTGGTATATTAATAAATTAAAAGAACATTACGAGAACTTATAATGAGTAATAAACCGCAAATTGATGTTTCACAACTTAAAAAGCAAATCGATAAAGGCAAATCACTAAACGAGGTGGTAATGTCTTTAGGTAAAAGCAAATCGACTATTCTTAAAGTGGCTAATGAGAATGGTTTAAAGTTTGATAAAAAAAGCCCATGGGAAAATTTATAATTAAGGCAAATTTAATATGCGAGTAGTTTTAAAATCTAATCTTAATCAAGTAAGAAAAGAATTGGATAGAAAATTAAATAAAAAAGACTTCAATAAGATTTTAGCTAGATCTATGAATTATACAGGCGAAAGAGTTGTAAATGCAGAAAGGGCTCATTTAAAAGACAGACTAGACAGACCAAGACCGCAAACAGTAGAAAGTGTTGTTATTTCTCAATTTGCTAAACCTAAAAGCAATAAACTGGCTATGGTTGTAATAGTTAAAGACTTTGCGGCGAAATACTTGCGTTATATTTATACAGGAGATGATGAACCTGCAAGAAGGCAAAAATATGCCTCTCCAACCAAAGATGGAGAATATAAAAAAGGCAAATTTGGAAACATAATGAAACTATCGGCTAAAGGTGGTTTATTGAATAAAGTTGATAGAACAAAAGACTCACAAAGAAAAGGTTCACGATTCCAAGGTATTCCTAAAGGAAAAGGCTCTAAGACTTATGGTATATGGGAAAGGCAAGGGGTTAAAGGTAGGGAGGGTTTAAAATTGTTAGTGGCTTATACACCATTTATTAGACATAGAAAGTTTATAGATTTCTTTAAAGTTGGAGAAAAAGTTATTAAAAATACTTTCCATAAAGAGATTAATAAACAATTTAAAAGACATATGAAAAGAAGGTAAAGGCAAATTTACCATAGAGGCAAATTTACCTTTACCGCAAATTACTCATAGAATACTTCGTACATCCATTCACAAGCCTTTAAATAATCTTTGGGAACTTTATTATCTTTTAGTGCTTGATAATATTTTTTATCTATCATGGATTCTACTGGTATTTTTAAAACTTTACTTATAATTTCCCATTGTTTAGCACCAACTTCAGTAAAGTCTATTCCAAGTTTTAAAGCCTTTTTATGAATTCTTCTTCTTTGTGTAATACTTATATCTCTTAAAGTATGTTTATATTCATGACTCCAAAAATAAGCAACACCCATATAATCTTCTGTACCTATAAACTTTTTATCTAGTTTATATATTTCACTTGATGCACCATAAGATATAGCATTAAGATTTATTGCATAATTATTCATTCTCTACTCCTTGTTTTAAATATTTAATTTCTTGTCTGTAATCTAAAGAATTTATTTCGCAAATTTCTTTAAATGTTTTTACTTTAGATAATATTCTAAAATCTTCTAAGAACTCATCTAATACATACACTTCAGAATCTAGCATGTTCATAACCATTAAACTTTTATGCCTATCTTCTACAGCTTCTCTTAATTCTTTTCTACTCATCACACCACTCCTCAAATTTAAGATCAAATTTATTACAAAACCCCTCGAAAGCTAAAAAATCTTTTCTTGTATATTGATAGTCATGAGATGTAAAACATATAAACTTTTTACTATCTGTATATACGCCAATTCTTTTTTTGCCATCATAAGTTGTTGCTTCAATATAATGTTTAGCTTCACAAGATATTTCACCATCTAATAGGCAAATTAAATCACTAATAAACCATGGATTCCAGTTGCCTGTATAATCTCCCATAAACCCATCAGTAAACCCTGTTGATATTATTTTTTCTTTAGCCATTAGTAGCCTCCTTTAAAGTTATTTCGCCATCTTTATATGCTTTAAGCATTTCGCTTTCTTCTGATAGATAGATCGTTTTTTTTGTGTCATCATTGCCACAATGCGGACATACGGAAATAAATTTATCATTTTGTCCGTAATGGTTTTCACATATTAAGCATTCAACTATTTGTTTATAATTCATTGTGTTGCTCCTTCTTATATGCACAAACTACAAAGTTATAACCCTCTACATCTGTATCAAGATCTAACAAATCAGTAAGCACATCTAATACATTTACTTTATGTGATTCAGCATAATCAATGCCAAACCAAACGCCTTCTGGAACTATAGTCCAGTTGTTCTTTTCTAGTTCTTTTTTAGTTATCATGTTTATAACTCCTTACTTTTATTAAACATACATCTATTATATATAAAAATATATAAATACACAATACCTAAATGCAAATTTATTTTTAAGGCAAATTTAAGATCGAGGCAAATACTGTTTTGATGCAAATTTATAATCAAGGCAAATTTATAATCAAGGCAAATTTATAATCAAGGCAAATTTATAATCAAGGCAAATTTATAATCAAGGCAAATTTATAATCAAGGCAAATTTATAATCAAGGCAA